AAAAGAAAACTCCACATCCAATGATGGATATGGTAGGCGGTTTGTATCTTACTGACACCTATACCTACAAATAGAGAAGGCCATTTCTGATTAGGATAGTCGGTTAAGGACGATATTGGGCCTTCAGGACGGCCGGTTACAACCTCTGCAACAAATACTCCAACACAGAGTAGAATTATCCAAAGTAGCCAGATACTAATGTTCATCACCTAATCCAATCTGATTTCACGCCACTCTACTTGGCCCGCCTTGACGAGATCTCGGATCCGCCGTTGTTTAGTGGTTAATTGACTCTTAGCAGCCTTTACATCCAGCAATACCACTTTACCTTCTGCTATATTGAGGGCAGTATCTTTGTGCCAATCAAATACCACATAATCAATTGGTTGTCCCAAAAAGCACCAGTCCTCGGATCTCCAATGAGGATCAATTTGGTCATGATCGACAAAAGGTGCCCATTTCTCCAGAATCTGTCCTTTAGAAGTATGCGCTGATTGCGCTCGCCCCTTTTGTTTCAAAGTTTCTTCTTCTTGGNCTTGCGCTTTTTGCTCTTAAATACGGATTGAGCCATGTTCATCTCCTATGATGTTGAAATTGTTACCGTCCCCACCTGTCCCGAAGCCGCCGTACTTTTCAACGCACCGACAGGGTTCCAGCCAAACAGGCTCTGGCTGTCTAGCTTGGCGAGGTCCGGGCGTGGGCTGTCCAGCGTCTGCGGATCGAAAATCTTGAACCGGCCCAACTGAAGTTGCGGGTGGTCCGGGTCAAGACACGCATTTTTGCAGACACGAAGCCCATTGCGCCGATTGTTCTCCATTTCCCAGACAAGATGCGCCAGTGGATACCTGAACCCGCAACGGTCACAGAACCCGAAGGCGCGTTTCCCTGCCGCAAAATGTTTACTGGTCATGTCAAATCCACGTCAATGAAGTCCTGTAGGGGCGTAAATATCAGAGATGCCTTGGAGCGATCCTCTGACGCCATCAGTTCGTATTGTTCCTCGTAATGAGACTTGAGGATACCNCGTCGATGCACTGGTCTGGGCCTTGCAAGAGGTGATGATTGATCCGGCGGCGCATTGGCGTCGGCCGCGATTGCGGGTGCTGGAGTAGGGTATTGCCTTACGGGATATGTCGCCCGGACGCAGGCCGGGCAGCCCCCGACCGCCCCCATGGGCGGGGGCTTCACCCCCACCCGCGGTCGGGGACTGCGCTTTGCTTGATCACTGCGCAACACCACCGTGCGGTGCCTTTCACGCTTCGTAATCAATTCGATGCATTTTGCTTTCATGGAACGCAGGGACTGTCGGCCAAAGCGACAGGAGCGAGGAGATATTGATGTTTGATTTTCTGAAACGCCCCGACGCTGACAAGGCGGAGATGGCCCCCGAGGCCAAGGCCTCGGCCACGGGCAAGATTGCCGCCTGGGGTGCATCAGGGCGCGTGGCCTGGAGCCCGCGCGACGTGGTGTCCCTCACCCGTACGGGGTTCACCGGCAATCCGATCGGCTTTCGCGCTGTCAAACTGATTGCCGAGGCTGCGGCGGCCCTGCCGCTGGTGTTGCAGGATCGCACGCGCCGCTATGACACGCATCCGCTGTTGGACCTGATCAGCCGCCCGAACGCGGCGCAGGGCCGTGCCGAATTGTTCGAAGCGCTTTATGGTCAGTTGCTGTTGACGGGCAATGCCTACCTAGAGGGTGTCGCCGGCGACGCGCTGCCCGTGGAAATGCACGTGCTGCGCAGTGACCGGATGAGCCTGGTGCCGGGTGCCGATGGCTGGCCCGTGGCTTATGAATACAACGTCAACGGGCGAAAGCATCGTTTTGATCTGGGCGAGGGGCCGTCACCGGTCTGCCATATCAAGAGCTTTCACCCGCAGGACGATCACTATGGCTTTAGCCCGATGCAGGCCGCGGCCAGTGCGGTGGATGTGCACAATGCCGCGTCGCGCTGGTCCAAGGCGCTGCTGGATAATGCGGCGCGCCCCAGCGGTGCGATCATCTATCGCGGGGCAGACGGGCAGGCGGCGCTGAGTGCCGATCAATACGACCGCCTGTTGAGCGAAATGGAAAGCCAGCATCAGGGCGCGCGCAACGCGGGTCGGCCGATGCTGCTGGAAGGTGGTCTGGACTGGAAACCGATGGGCTTTAGCCCCTCTGACATGGAGTTCCAGAAGACCAAGGAAGCCGCCGCGCGCGAGATTGCGATTGCTTACGGTGTGCCACCGATGATTTTGGGTATTCCGGGCGATGCGACCTATGCCAACTATCAGGAAGCCAACCGCGCGTTTTACCGGTTGACGGTCCTGCCGCTGGTGCAACGTGTCACGGGCGCTGTCGGCGATTGGCTGTCTGACTACACCGGCGAATGGGCCGAGTTGCGCCCTGATCTGGATCAGGTGCCCGCCCTTGGCGCCGAGCGCGATGCGCAGTGGCGCCGTGTGGGGGATGCGACATTCCTGACGGATGGTGAAAAGCGCGCGCTGTTGGGCCTGCCAAGTCTTGAGGTTGGCGATGGTGCATGAACCCCGCCGCTATGGACTTGAGAGTTTTGCCTGCGCGCCGGGCATGCGCATCGAGGCGCTGGAGCAGCTGAATACGGTGCAACTGGCGCAGGTTCAGAACCAGGTGGACCGGATCGAGGCGCAGTTGGAACGGATCGAACGGCGCACATGGATTGCGGTGTTCGGCGTGGTGGTGATGGTGGTGATCGCGGTTGCGCGCGCCCTGGCCGATACCCCTGTCTAGGATGGAGAGAACGATGGATTTGGAACATAAATATTGCCAGTTGGGCGGCACGGTGGAAGTGAGCGACGGCACGACGATTTCCGGCTATGCGTCCTTGTTTGGCAAGTGCGACCAGGGCGGTGATGTGGTCGAGGCGGGCGCCTATCTGGGGTCGCTTGAGCGGCTGAAAACCAAGGGTGGCAGCGTCAAGATGCTGTGGCAGCACGACCCGTCCCAGCCGATTGGTGTCTGGGACGAGGTCCGCGAGGACGCCAGGGGGCTGTGGGTCAAGGGGCGTATCCTGACGGATGTGGCCCGCGGCCGCGAGGCGGCGGCGCTGATCGGTGCGGGGGCGATTGACGGTCTGTCGATCGGCTATCGCACGGTGCGCGCCACCAAGGGCGACAAGGGCGGACGCCGCTTGTCCGAGCTGGAGCTTTGGGAGGTGTCGCTTGTGACCTTCCCCATGCTTCCCGATGCGCGTGTGGGCGCCAAGGGGGATGACCCTGCGGCCACTGCAATGCGCGAACTGGCAGCGGTGTTTGAAGATGCACGCGGCCTGCTTGGCGGGCCGATGCCCGACTAGCCGAACCCATCAACACGAAGGACAGATTGATGAGCAAACCCGAGACCAAATCTCGGGCCGGGGAAGATGTGTCTCCGGCCAAAGAACTGAAATCCGCGATGGCGGGTTTCATGAACGACTTCAAGGACTTCTCAGACGGCATTCATGCCAAGTTTCAAAAGCAGGACGAACGAATGAACAAGTTGGATCGCAAGACAATGACTGCGGGCGCACGCCCCGCGCTGGCCGCTGCCGCAAGCATCGAAGCCCCCCACCAGAAGGCCTTTGCCGCCTATCTGCGCTCGGGTGACGATGATGCGCTGCGCGGTCTTGAGATGGAAGGCAAGGCGCTGTCCACTGCCGTGGCTGCCGATGGTGGCTATCTGGTGGACCCGCAGACCTCGGAAACCGTCAATGGCGTGCTGAGCAGCACCGCGTCGATCCGTGCCATCGCCAATGTGGTGGCCGTTGATGCGACATCTTATGACGTGCTGGTGGATCACACCGAAATGGGCGCGGGCTGGGCCACTGAAACCGATCCTTCGGTTGAAACAGGCACACCTGTCATTGACCGTATCACCATCCCGCTGCACGAGCTTTCGGCCCTGCCCAAGGCATCGCAGCGTCTGCTGGATGATAGCGCGTTTGACATCGAAGGCTGGCTGGCTGGCCGGATCGCCGACAAGTTCGCCCGTTCCGAAGCAAGTGCGTTCATCAGTGGTGACGGGATCGACAAGCCTGCCGGTTTCCTGACCGCGACTGCTGTGGGTAACGACACTTGGACCTGGGGCAATCTGGGTTACGTTGCGACCGGCACAGATGGCGATTTTGACGCGATCAACCCCGGCGATGCGGTGATTGATCTGGTTTACGCCCTTGGCGCGCAATACCGCGCTAATGCGTCCTTTGTCATGAACTCGAAAACGGCCGGTGCGGTGCGCAAGCTGAAAGACAACGATGGCCGTTTCCTGTGGTCCGATAGTCTGGCGGCGGGCGAACCTGCGCGTTTGCTGGGTTACCCCGTGCTGATCGCCGAGGACATGCCGGATGTGGCGTCTGACGCGGCTGCGATTGCCTTTGGCGATTTCGGTGCGGGCTACACGGTTGCCGAACGCCCTGATCTGCGCGTGCTGCGCGACCCATTCAGCGCCAAGCCGCATGTGTTGTTCTATGCAACCAAGCGCGTGGGCGGCGGGATCAGCGACTATGCCGCGATCAAACTGCTGAAGTTCTCGGTCGCTTAAAGCGCCGAGTGAGGGGTGTCGCTGCCCGCAAGGGGCAGCGGCATAGCCCGGGCGCGTGCCCAGTAAAACGCGCGTTGTCTAGCTGTTCCCTTCCGTCCGAGCAATGCGGGGGGCGCGTGTCCGGGTTCAATCACGAAATCAGGCCGGTTTGCGGAGTAATTCCATGATGTTAGTCGAAGAGACCACTGTGCCACCAAGCGCACTTCCGGTCACCCAATTCAAAGACCACCTACGCCTTGGATCGGGGTTTTCCGACGATGGTTTGCAGGACGGTCTGCTTGAAAGTTTCCTGCGCGCCGCGATGGCTGCGATCGAAGCGCGCACAGGCAAGATCCTGATCGAGCGCGAGTTCAGCTGGACCCTGACGGCCTGGCGTGACACGGGCCAGCAAGCCCTGCCGGTCGCCCCCGTCAGCGCCATCGCCGAGGTCGTGACGATCTCGCGGCTGGGCGATGAGACGGTTGCCAGTGCCGCCAGCTATCGGCTTGAGCCGGATATGCAGCGCCCCTGTCTGGTGGCCACGGGCGGGATGCTGCCCGTGGTGCCGCTGGCGGGGTCGGTGCGGGTCGGGTTTCTGGCCGGGTTT